CAGGATATTTGATTGTTCCATCAAAATTATAAGTTGGTCCATTATAGTTAAGACCTTGATAATTTGGATTAATTACGATATTTGAAAGAGAACCAATAATCTTTTGTTGGAATGAGAATTGTTCAGTGTTAGCGTATGTGCCATTTACAATCAGGTTTTCTTCAGCGACAAACGGTGCGCTAATATTTGATAGATAAATCTCAACAACTTCAAATCCGAATTCTGGATCAACAGTCAAATATGCAGACTCAATAGTACAAGTTGAGTTAGAAACAGAGCCAATACCCTGTCTTTGAACAAGATTGTTTGGGTCGAAATTTGGACCAACATTAACACTTGGATATCCACCAGTTCCTAAGATACATTTAACTGATTGTGGAATCTGCCACTTACCATCTGAGGCTTTTAATATGTTATTCTTTGGATAGAAAACTTCTGCATCTTCATTATAAAGAACTCTAAAAAGAAACTTTAAAGAATTCTCGCTACCTTTGGTTACATAAAATTCTCTAGCAGCTTTAATTAGTTTACGTTCATCAGCTGCGATTTCTTGAGGGAAGTATGGTAGAAAATCGTTAATAAAATATTGAATGAATTGATCTGTAGTTTCGTCTACGTCTTTATAACTCAATAGGTTTTTAGTTTGATAAAGAACAGCACCAGTATTTGAATTTTCTAACCACTGGTAATATGCCTTGACGAAAGCAACAAAATTTGGATTATTGGCTACAATGAATTCTGGAAATTGAGATTCCAATAATCCTGATGTTGTTAATGTTGTATTTGCCATATTATGATGATACTGCGTTTAAGATTACTGACACTGCAGTTAAGCTTGTTTGATCTAATGTTAAAATAATTTGATTTTTAGATGAGAAACTATAATTATCTGGTTGCGCAAATATAGAAAGAACCCCATCAGTTCCAATAACACTTAATGGATAAAAATTATTCAACGTAACTATACCATTAATGTAATCAATTGTTCCTGCTGTTGGGTTTAAAATATGTTTAACATTATTGGTGTCAAAGTAGTATGTTCTTAGCACACCAGTTCCTCCAGTTAAGTTAGGAGTTAATGATGCGCCTGTGCCGCCACCGCCAGATAATGTGATTGCTGCTGTCGTATAGTTGTTACCTGCAACATCAACTACGACAGAATTAATTTGACCATTAACAATAATAGGATATGCGTTTGCACCTAGACCATCACCTTCAATCGTGATAGTTGGTGCTGTTGTGTATGCATAACCTGGGGAGTTAATTGTTACACTTTCAATACTTCCGAAATCAAATGGAGTTTCTTCAATGTAACATTCTTGTTCGTTACCGCTTGAATCTAATTGAATAAAGCCTGTTGAGTATAATCTGTCGTTAGAAATTCCATGATGTAGAGAAGTTCCAAATTTAATAGTATATGTTTCAGATTCTAATATACTTGGAGAGAATCGTTTCTCAATATAAATTGTTCCTGTTGATGACTGGATTGCTTGGTTTGTTCCGTCAATTGCAGCTAGGAATTTTGAATACTGGAATGATGAATTAAATGTGTTTAAATTTGTATTTGCGAAATTGTAAACAGTATTGACGATTGAAGAAATAAGATTTTGTTGTGACTGTGTTGTTTGAGAAGGATCATAATTTACAGTCAGATTAAAGTTTAAAAAGTCGTAATCTGGATTTACAAAATTTGGAGTAACTGTTAAAACACTAAATGGTCTGATAATATCATTGATTAGATAGTCTACTTGAGATGTAGTTGTGACATATCCATTTTTTGGTTTAGCTGAAATAAACACTTGACCATAAACTGGTGGAACTTCTTCCTCACCACCCCAAACGGTAACTGAATCAAAATAAGGGTAATTTTTATTGATAATCGTAATATAGTCATTCTTAGTGACAATTCTGTTTTGAGCAATAAAAGATTTAGGAGCATTGAATTTTATATTTGCAACACTTTCTATCGGTTCTCCACCAAAAGAAGGCGTCGCAGTGACAACTGATGATGTCGAACCATCTAATAGAGTTGCCTGCATTGAGAATGATTGTAAATCGTTTGCGTTATCAGCGTTCGTCACCAAGTAAGAAACGGTTACGATATTTCCGTCAACTAGACTTGAACTTATTACTCCATCTCCAAAATAAATTAAGTAATTTAAATTTGAACCTTCCTCAACAAAATACACATTGCTGTTCGCAGTAACAGTTGTCGCGTCTTCAGCCAAAGTGAACACATTATATGAAGGATTAGTTGTTGATGCTTGTACGATAACCTGTAGAGTTGAAATATCAATATTCTGATCAACCAAATCAAAATATTGAGATGGGTTTTCTGCTACACTATAATTGAAAGATTTGATTACTGGAACACCTTCTTTAACAACAGTGCTGTTAAATATGAAATTTGATCCAGTGTTCGCAACATTTTCAGTATCATCTACTGTGTAGAAAGTGTATGTTGCTCCACCTAAACTTGCAGCAACAAACGGTGTGAATCTTGGAATGTATAAAGAGGTTGTTGTATCACCAGGAGCTTTTGTGACAGTGACATTTAAAATTGCTTGTGCAGCAATAGAAGATCTAGAAGTATATCCTAAAGCTTTAGCTTGAGAAACAACTGAGGATCTTAAGACGGCTGTATCTAAAAACATCTCATTGGCAATCATATTCATATAAAATGCATTATAGAATGTATTGTATGAAAGAATGTCTAAAAGAACATTAAAAGCCGAACCTTGGAAATTATAATCTGCAAATTGAGATTGACTCTGTAAATATGTAACCAGATTTTGCTTTATAGTGTCAAAATCTAAAGAGGTTAATTGAATTTGTGAAGTATTGTTAGCCATTAACTCAGCCTTTGCAGAAATGTTGATATTGTAAATGTATTATTCACTGATAAAATCTCAAAATCGATTTCAATATTATATCCGTTAGTATCATAATCAGCTTGCACGATCACATTATTAATACTAACTCTAGGCTCAAAATTTTCAACAAGAACTTTTATTTCTTTAGATAAAGCGTTTGATGTCAAAGGATCCATTTGTTCAAAAAGCAATCCTCTAATATTTGAACCAATTTCAGGGTGGAATGGCTTTTCAAAATAATTAATCTGCACCAAATTCATAAGCGACTGGACGACACTATTCGTTCCAGTAACTTTTAATAGATCCCCAGTGATCGGATTAACGTTAAAATTAACATTAAAATCACTATATGTTGTAGTTATTGTATTTGATTTTGCCATTTTTATTATTTATTTAACTTGGTCCAACCGCTTGAGTGCCAGAAGAAGAAGGAACAATAGCAGGTTTAAAGTTGACTGTAGATCCCTTTCCGTCTCCAAAATTTGGGGTCTGGACAGCGTTGACTTCTGCAATTGCATTCGCCTTAGCTTGGTTTACAAAAGTTATGATACCGTTCACTTCTGCAGCAACTGCAGCCTTAAATTTATTTCTTATATTAAGAACATTTGCCAGTGCAGCTTTTAGCGCCGAAGTAAGTTTACCAACAACAGCTGTCAAACGGCTAAAAGCTGAAACTGTACAGCCGATTATTTTTACAGCCAATCTTTGAACAGCTTGAGCAATTTTTATAACTGCCGCTAAAAGTAAAGCTAATTGGACAGCATATTTGATAGCTGCGTCTAACTGTGGACCGATAACTTTTTTAATGAACTTTTTAATAAATGAGAATGGGTTAAAATCTATTAAATCTGCCCATTGAGATAAAGATTTAATCTCTCTAACCATATCAGCAATAAGATCTTCCACACCTTTTAACTGACGATTGATGGCAGCTTGAATTGTATCACAACTCGAGGTTGCCATATTATCTAAGCCAGTGGCTATGTCGTTTAAATGTTTAATGTTTACTGGAAGTAAACCGTTATTCTCGCTCATTTATAAATTCCTTATGTGCTCTTATTGACGCAAATTCCATTAACGAAATGATATTGCGCTCCTGTGACGGAAGTAAGTGTACCGCTAAAGCCATTATCGCTACTTAAATTATTTCCTGTTGTAATGTCTCCATTTATCATATGCATTCCACCTGGAGCATTAACGCCGACTGTGGAACCAGCCGACTTATTAATACTTGTTGAAGCTGATATGTCTATTTGATTACCATGTAGACTTAGAGTTTGTCCTGCAGCTATGGTTACATTACCTTGAGGTGCAGTCATATTAATATCGCCATTCGCCACAGTTATAGTTGTGGTTCCAGAAATTTGTACGTTACATTGACCGCCAATTAAAACGTTCAGGTCGCCGTTTACAGTCTTATTGGATAATCCCATAATATGAACAAAATCACTACCCATTACAATTTCGTAGTTGGCGTTGGTTACTTTTTGAACCTTAGAACCATCTGGATACATTTCCATAAAAGTTCCAGTTCTATGCATCAAAGAAACACGCTCATGCCCAAAAGTATCATCCATTTCAAATACATGCCCAGACTCTGTTTCTTTAACTTGATTGTATGGATATTTCGGCTGATATGGAGAAGCAGGTTCATTCCAAGAAATTCCAGCGGCAGTCGGAACATTTGTATCTAAGTTCTTTGCTCTGTCAATCATAACATTAACAGTCTCAGAATTATTTGGAATCTTACCAGCTTGGTTTGTTGCCAAAGAAGTAATAGAAGCATTCTTTACTTGATAATCCCTTGGATATCTTAATGTTGATGTGTTTGTATTTTCTGATATTTTAATTCCAGTTCCATCAGTATTATATTGTCTAGACTTTACTGGTCTTGGTGCTGAGGATACTGTTTTATCATCTCTAACATCATTATATCCAGCGCCTTTGTTATTCGGATTAGTATAATATCCAGGAATAACTCCCAACATAATTGGTTGCTGTCTGCTGTAAGAATCAGCAAAAAAGCCAAAGACAACATCGCTTTCTTTTGGTGTCGCAAAAGTTCCATCGTTTAAAGAATGCGCTGGGTGTGCCCATGGTAACATTGATGTTGGAATATCAGTCAAAGAATCGTTACTGTATCCAAAAAATCTAACTTGGCAACGACCAAGCGCAAGAGGATCTTGACGGCTTTCTACAACACCAATCCACCATATAAATGGGTCTAGCCCAGCAAAATATTTTTCTTGTTCAGACATTATAATCCCTTCAATTGTTGTAGAGGTGCTGAATTGTCAACAGGATTTGGTAACGGTTGATTGAAAGAATCCGATAACAATTCTAAAGTAGTAGAAGAAATTTGATCAGTAATACCATGGCGAACTGCAGTTACCAGATATGATCCTGTTCTATATAGATCTCTTCTTTCGGAAGAATTTGCATCTTGAGGTACACCAGCTGGCATATTCAGAGTAACAATTCTTCCTGCTCTTATTTGAAAATCACTTGGAATTACTATTGTGAATTTCAACCCTCTCAACTGAGCGCTCTTTACATAATTTTGAAGCAGCCAATTTTGAGGCAGAATAGGATTAGTAGTTGAATCCGCATCGCTAGTGATCATATATTTGGCTACTGCGTCAGGATTATCAAAAAGGCTTTTACCAATTCTGTTTTTAGTTTGATCTGTTGGCAAATAAGTGTTTAACAATCTGCTTTCGTCATAAGAATTTCCATTCCAAGTTGTCTTAGAATAAGTTCTTTTAACTATATCTAAATTGTAAAGAGAGGAAGAAAATTGACCCATCTTATTTCCCATAAGAATATCAAAATCGTTATCTATTTTAAAATATAAAATTGTTTGGTAGTTTGTAGATGGATCATGTTTAATATTTGGACCCCAAAAATATGATGTATATGTTTCGGTATTAATTAAATTTTCAAAAGAAGAGAAATTGAATCCATCTGCAGTTTCATAAAAAAAGTATAAGTTTTCATTGCTGCCAAAAGATCTTGTTGCTAACCAATTTATAGCCTCAAACGGTCTCATTCTAGAAATAACAAAACTGTAATTTCCTAAAGGTTTTATAAAATTGTTATTGTTTATTTTGCTCGATGCGTTTAAATAATCATTTAATATATTCTTAATCATAGAATCAACACTTCCATTATATGATTTTCTAACATATGTTTGAGAAGAAAGAATTAATTCTTCAGAACAAAAATGGATAATATAATTCTGTATAGATTGTGTTGATGTTTGGCGATTAGAAATTTTGTATATTCTAAATGCTTTTTGAATTGGTTTATTTAAAGATGGTTTGTCTAATTTTACATAAACCCACTCGTTTCCGTTTAGAGAAAAATTTGTAATTATATCCAAACCGTCACCAAATTCCATTTCCCCAGTCATACATGGAGAAAATAAACTTTCGTACAAATTAAACTTCATTATTAGAGGAGTTATATCTTGCAGCTGTCCTGAACCAGTGGCTAATGATACCGATAAAGTATAGTCACTGGTTTGTGTTACGCCATTAATTTGATCTGTTGGAACTGTTTGAGTTGACATGAATTATTTTCTCAATAAATTAACAAGCTCATCCTCAATTTGAGTTGCGTATTCTTTTTTAGGAAGTTGTATATTTCTTCTTGAATTATTCACCATAACTTCAGAATCATAAGCTGAAACAGCATTAAAAGTTATTGTGGTAGAAACTGCTGTATTACCAACGGTCACAGAAGGCGGTGAAGTTAATTGTAGAGTTGGATGCGCTAAAGTTGGCAAATTCGTTATTATCTCTCCAGAAACTTCATCAGTTATAGAGTATATTGTGTTTGCATAATATGTTTTAGAAGTTGTTACTGTAGACTGTTGCATTTGCCCGTATGGAACAGAAAGAACTTTTTTAACTTTCTCATAATGTTCTAGTGTGCCTTGAGAATTACTTAAACTGCCATACTTGTTTACAATATAGTTCTGAAAAGAAATATCATTTAGTGGGGCTTGATATTGCGGATCAAGAATTAAATTAGCAAACAAAATAATCCAATATCTGTTGGCGTCGCCATAATATTTGTATGCGATACTCTCAAAGGTGTCATGATTTTGCATAGTGTATGCATAATACACATTTATGTTGTTTAAAATGCTATCTAGAAATTTAACACGTGTGAATATGTTTGTAACGTTAAATACGTTTTTTAAATTTGGATCAAATGTGTATAGTGTTGTGGGGAAATTTGAAAAGTATTGCATTAGTATCCCATTTGATCTATCAATTGACTGTAAATAATATCCACTTCTTTGAATCTCAACTGCATTCCAATGCTTACAGGCATACCGTCAGAGTATGTTGCAAATTGACCAGATTCAGAATAATTGACTTGTATGTCTTCTAAAACGCAAGTTGATATTTTTGGCAAATTGGCATTTGGAGAATTCGAGAATAAGAATTCAATATCAAATTGACATGGAGGAATAAAATATCTTCCACCGAAACTCTGATCTCCAGTAATCAATGTAGGAGCAGCATATTGTTTGAATGCTTTTATAATTCCATTAATTTGAAGAGCCTCAGCTGAACTTCTTGGTTGGAATTTAAATTCAAAAATAAATTGTCTGTTAGCGGTTCCACGATAGAGCATTTCAATTTGAGGGTTAACCGCATAGCCTTTTGAACCTGCTACAATTGCACCCCAATCTGAACTTCCTGTTAATCTATTTAAAACTGCACCTGCTGCCTCAAGTTCTTGTGGTGTGCTTAGACTATTGGCTATAGCTTCTGGAACTTGTCTCCAGTTGCTTGTTTTTGCAAAATCTGACAAACTACCACTATTTAACAAATCGCTTATACCAGCAATAGCGGAAGCTGCTGTT